CCATGATATAGAAGCGATAAGAGCTTGCATTCAGTTTTTACGCACGATGAAAGTAGATAACATTGTGCTAAATGGCGATACAATTGATGCGCATAAATTGTCACGATGGGCAAAAAGAAAAGATGACATTGAATTCACGACTGAATTGCAATTGGCAAGAAACTTCATTGACAATTTGCGTGCTACTTTTCCAAAAGCAATATTGTATTTCAAAGTCGGCAATCATGAAAACCGACTTGAAAGATACATACAAGAAAAAGCCGATCAATTTGCCGGACTTGTTTCATGGCAATCATTGTTGGAATTGGATGCAAAGGGCATCAAATTTGTTGACTCGAATCAATTGATGCTTTGCAATGGCACTTGGATTGCACATGGTCATGAAATCAAAGTAAATGGCGGTCAATCTCCTGCAACAACGTTGCTGAACAAAACATTAGCAAATACATGCATGGGGCATTTGCACAGGACACAAACAATGACAAAGAAAACATTGGAAGGTGAATTCATCAGGTGTGATGTCATTGGAACTTTGTCAAAACTCAAAAGAGCATACATGCCATATTCACAAAGCAACCACGGTTTTGCCATTTGTCATGAAGATTCCGAATTCCAAAACATCAGAATTCAGGATGGAAAGGTGCTGAAATGACAAAGACACTCCATTGGCTTGTTTTGGGAATGATGGCATTGACAATGCTGCTTGGTTATGTATTAGGCAGTGGATGTCAAGAAAAGGCACAGGAATCGATTGTAAGGCACGATACAGTAGAAAAGGTAAGAATACAGCCCCGCGAGGTTTTCGTCAAACCTGATGTGCGTGTGAAGTCAATTTTGATACCTTTCAAAGATACAATCTATTTGACGAAGCAAATTCCATGTGATTCAGCATTCATTGCACAGGCAGATTCAGTCATCACAACCACAGGTGACACAATCAATGTTGCATTTTCGCACAATCCTTTGTCACAATCCTTTTTTTCAATGGTTGTGAAACCACGACCGGATTCAATCATTGTCAAGGAAATCAATGTGGAAAAGGTTGAAAAAGAAACAGACATTGCATGGATTGTTTCTTCATTCGTTGTTGGTTTGGCAATAGGCATATTAGGGATGGCACGATGATAGTAAAAATCAAAGACATCAAAACGAATCCAAACAATCCAAGAGTGATTCGAGATGAACAATTCAAGAAACTTGTCAAGAGCATTCAGGAATTCCCTGAAATGCTATCTGTCAGGAAATTAGTATGCACACCTGATATGATTGTACTTGGTGGCAATATGAGATTGAAGGCATTGCAATCAGCAGGCATCAAAGAGGTAGATGTTGAAATTGTTGATTGGGATGAACAAAAGCAAAAGGAATTCATCATTAAAGACAATCTGTCGTTTGGTGAATGGAATCATGAACAATTGGCAAATGAATGGGATGCAATTGAATTGCAGGATTGGGGATTGGAATTGCCTGTGAATGTTGATGTTGATTATTCTGAAAAGAATAAAGAAATAGACATTGATGCACTTGATGAACAAATGACAATAAAACTGAATTACACATCAGAAGAATATTGGATTGTCAAAGAGCAGTTGTCAAAAATAGCATCCACACCGGAACAGGCAGTGTGGAAATTATTGGGAAATGATTGATGCATAAATTTCCGTACAAATGGAACTTGTCTGATGGATATCCTGCAAAGGGAATTGAATATCATGGATTGAAAGTATTTGGCACTTTCATATGTGGTGGCGGTTCAACAATGGGGTATAAATTAGCAGGATTCAATCATTTAGGCGGTGTTGAAATCGATCTAAAGATTGCGGATGTTTACAAGGCAAATCACAATCCAAAATACCTATACACACAAGACATCAGAGACTTTGCAAATTTGCATGAATATCCTGACGAATTGTACAATCTTGATTTGCTTGATGGCAGTCCACCATGTTCATCATTCAGCATGGCAGGAAGTCGTGAAAAAGATTGGGGCAAAAAAAAAGTATTTGCAGAAGGTCAAGTAAAACAAAGACTTGATGATTTGTTTTTTGATTACATAAAACTTGCAAAAAAGTTGCAGCCAAAAGTAGTGATTGCTGAAAATGTGAAAGGATTGATTTCAGGCAATGCAAAATCATATGTCAAAAAAATTAAAGAATCATTCATTGATGCCGGATATGATGTGCAATTGTTTCTTTTGAATGCAGCATCAATGGGAGTGCCACAAAGGCGCGAAAGGGTATTCTTTGTGTGCAAAAGAAAAGATTTACAATATCCAAAATTAGATTTGAATTTTAATGAAGATGCAATACTATTTAGGCACATTGACGATGGAAGCAACGGCAAAGAATTACGATTTGAATTGCGTGAATTATGGCATTTAGCAAAAGCAGGTGAAAACATGTCTAAGGTTCATTCAAAGGGAAATTATTTTGGATGCAGAAAACTGTCTTATGATAAAACCCCAAACACCATAGTTGCTGATGCAGGAAGCGCAGTATTGCATCCGGTAAAGCCACAGAGACTGTCAGCAAACAATTTGTGCAAGATCGGCACATTCCCTATGGATTACAATTTCAAATCAGTTGACACACAGTATTTGATTGGTATGTCTGTTCCACCTGTTATGACGGCACAGATTGCACATCAAATTTATTTGCAATGGCTATCAAAGTAATGGCATACGATAAAAAGAAAATATTGAAAGATGCATTGGAACTTATTGAAAAACATCACTTGATTTTCATTGATGATGTCACATCTTTATTGCCTATCCATCGCGACACTTTCTACAATTTCTTTCCTGTGAAATCCGATGAATACGACACAATAAAAAGATTGTTGGACAAAAATAGAATCAGCATGAAATCCAACATGCGTAAAAAGTGGTATCAATCAGACAATGCCACATTGCAAGTTGCACTCATGAAATTGATTGCAACGGATGATGAAGCAGCACGATTATCAGGAACGCCAAGAGAACAGAAGCAGGACAAAGATTCATTGGTAATCAAATGGAATGATTTGAATGCAGGTTGATGTTTCATTGCATCCAACACAGAAACAAGTGCTGATGAATCGAAAAAGGTTCAACACAATTAGATGTGGCAGGCGATGGGGCAAATCAACATTGGCATTTGCATTGGCATTGGAAACAATGGCACAAAACAAAGGAAGCAAGGTGCTATACACGGCACCATCGAATGAAGAATTGAAAGGAAGAGAACACGAAGCACAGCAAATGTTTTTGAAAGTTGGTGCTGAATGCAAGCAAGGTGAAATCCGGCTTGGTGATTCGTATTTGTATTTGAAAGGCATTTGGCGTGCTGATTCATTGCGTGGAAACAAATACCATAGAATTATTTGTGATGAATGGGCACATTGTGAAAATGCAGAAGATGATTGGAATTTTGTATTAAGTCCAATGCTCACTGATTACAAAGGTGATTCATATTTCTTTTCAACACCAAAAGGAAAGAATCATTTTCACCACCTTGACAATTTTGAAAATACATATGATGATTGGAAGTCATTTCACTATACAACATATGAGAATCCATTGATGGACGCAAGTGAAATTGAAAGACAAAAAACAATATTGCCATCAATTGTATTTGCACAGGAATATTTGGCAGAATATGTTGATAGGGATGCAGCAAAAGTCAAAAGAGAATGGATTAGAATATCAAATGTATTGGAGTCACAGGCATACTATATTGGCGTGGATTTGGCAATCAGTGAAAAGGAAAATGCAGACTACACTGCAATATGTGTCATTGGCATCACAGCGAAAAAGGAAATTGTGATTGTTGACATGATTCGTGGCAGATGGTCATTTGTAGAGATCGGTGAAAAGATTGTGCAAATGGAAAACAAATGGAAGCCAAAAGTTGTTGCCATTGAATCAAATCAAGCACAGGCATGGTTGGTGCAAGAACTCAAAAGGAACACGAAAATGAATGTGATTGGCATTCCATCTACAAAAGACAAAATGATTCGGTTTCAACCGATCGAAGCAAAATACGAAAGAGGCTTGGTATATCATGTGCCACATTTGATGCCTGAATTCACAGAAGAACTATTGTCATTTACAGGCACGAAACAAGACAGACATGATGATATGATTGATGCATTGTCAATGGCATTCAGTGCGATTCGGAAAACTCCATCTGTTTATGTATAGGAATTTGATATGTCAGTTTACAACAACATTCTTGAAAGAGTAAAATTCATAGCAGGTGGCATTGCTGCGAAGCGTGACAAATCACCAATTGCATACCTGAATGATGGCAGGGGAATGACATCACAAATGTCAGGGAATGAATTGCAGGTATCAGCATATGGAACTGTCTTTGCTTGCTTGCAAATGAGAGCCAATGGACTCATGTCAGTTGATATGCAATCATACAGGGAATTGAATTGGGAAAAGGAAGAATTGGCAAATAGTCATTGGGTTAATAGACTCATGTCAAATCCAAATCCTTATTTCACTTATTCACAAATCATGAAAGGCATTTCAAATTGGTTCGATGTCAATGGCAATGTTTTTCTATGGACACCAACACTCGGTCATGATGTGCCATTGCAAACATGGGTATTGAATCCAACACGCATGAGAGTTGTCAGGGGTGGTGATAATTTCATCAAAAAATATATCTATCAATCCGCGAATGATGGTGCATTTGAATTGCCTGAAAAAGAGGTGTGTCATATTGCAAATATATTTCCATCATCAGCAAAGCCGGATGAACTTATTGGCATGAATATCTTTGGGCGTGGTTTGGTATCAGCAGTATTGCCATATGCAAATATAGATGGCGAGGTGTCAGACTATTTGCAAAGACTATTTGAAAACAATGCAGTGCCACCATTGGTTGTCACTTCATCAGAAAATGTTGATAGCGAGTTATGGCAGTCATTGAAAGAGCAATGGAATGAGGCGTTGCCAAACTATAAATTGCGTGCTTTGTTGTCAGGTGGATTGGCAATCAATTTACCACCTGAAATGCAAATTGGCATTTCATATGATTCAGTCAGCAAAGATGTCAGGTCACAGATTGCACAGGTGTTTGGAGTGCCATCGGGAATGCTCACAGGAGAATTCCAAAATCGTGCAACAGCAGAAGTGCAATATGCAGTTTTCAGACAGCAGACAATTGATCCTGTTGCAATTTACATTGCAGAAGAATTAACAAGGCATTTCAGACGTTTCGAAGATGATGTCTTGATTCAGGCACAGCCCTATCAATTTGTGGATATTGACAGCCAAATCAAACAAGAAGAATTTGAACTCAAATATGGCATCAAAACAATCAATGATGCAAGACGGGAAAGGGGATATGATTCCGTGAATGGTGGTGATGTGGCAATGCTTGTCAATGGCTTGGTTCCGATTGATACAGTAGTGAATATCCCTTCGACACCTTCCGTTCAACAGAAAGGATTGCAGGGGGCAAAAATGGCTATTGTGCCACGTTCATTCCCTATGCAAACAGCAGAAGCAAAAGCAGAATCATGGCGTCAATATGATGAAATGGCGCAGGCAATATCCGGCAAACTTGGAACTATTGTCAAATCATTTGTCAATGAATTTAGTAATGAAACATTTGAAGCAGTCAAGAATGAAACTGAACCTGTTGTTTCCTATGGATTGACACCGAAGCAGGAACAGGAATTGCAAAAGGTTGTCAATAGTGCCACCAATGAAATCACTCAAAAGGTCTTGAAAGATTTTGGCATGGGCAAAGAGGATTTGACAGGTGAACTTGGACAGCAATTGCAAAGCATGTCAAGGGAATTGAATGCAAAAATTGTTGCATCCGTGAGTGATTCTATGGATTTGATAAAGCAGGATGTCATTGAAAAAATTGCAGAAAACGCAACACAACCAAAAGAAGTGATTGAAGAGATTTTGCAAAGAGAATTCAAAACACTTTCAACATCACGTGTGCAAATGATTGCACAAACAACAGCAACATCAGTGACCACAGGAACACAAAAGTCGGTGTTCAAATCATTCAAAGTTAAATCAATGTGGAATTCACAAAGAGATGGAAAAGTGAGACCATCACACCAAGCGATTGATGGACAAGTTGAAAATGAACTTGGATGGTTCAAATTTGGTGACGGCTCATTGATTGACAGACCGGCAGGTGAATCACAAGGTGGCACGACAGTCAAAGCATCAAATGTAGTAAGGTGCAGATGCTATCTTTTTCCGGTGCAATAATCATGGCAGGGTATAAACCAACAAAAGGCATGAAGATCGAAGCACAGCGTGCTCTTGATTGGGTTGATGAAGGCAGGCGTGGTGGTACGCGTGTTGGAAAGATTCGTGCAAGACAAATTGTGGCAGGTGAAAACTTATCATATGATACTGTGATTCGCATGTATTCTTTTTTTGCACGGCATGAAGTTGACAAAAAAGCAGAAGGATTTGAACCTGATGAAAAAGGCTACCCATCGGCAGGTCGCGTTGCATGGGGATTGTGGGGTGGTGATGCGGGATTTGTATGGTCAAAAAACATCAGAGATAAAGAGCAGGCAAAACAAAACAAAGGAATTTCAATGAGTAATATCATCCACCGTGAATTCACTCTTGTCAAGCGTGATGGCTATGATGCAGAGCATGAATACACTGAACCAAAAGATGATGGCATATGGTCATTCACAATCAGCACACCTGACGTGGATAGATACGGCACCATCATTGTGCCATCCGGCATTGATTATTCAGCATACATGAGCAATCCTGTCGTGCTAATAAATCACAAATCAGACTATTTGCCAATAGGGAAATGTCTTGGCTTTTTCCTGAATGGTGAAAATTTAGAAGCTACAATCCAATTGGATATGAATGATGAAAAAGCATGTAAGATCAATGACAAAATCAAGAATGGATTTGTCAATGCAGTCAGTGTTGGCATCATTCCGATTGAACAAACAGAACAGACAATTGAAGGTGACAAAGTTACAACATATACCAAATCTGAATTGGTTGAATTCAGCATTGTCACAATCCCTGCAAATAGGGATGCACTCATCAAAAAGACATTTGAGAATCAGCAAGAAAAAACATATAAACAGATTTTGAAACGAATTGGAATCAAAAGAATGCTAACACCTGAACAAGTTGTTGCAATCCAAGAACAATTGCTACCTGTCATTCAAGAAGCAGCATTGCTATTCTTGAAAGAAGAATTGGCAATTGATGAAGCATTGGCAACACAAGCAGCAGAAGAAGGAACAATGGCAATGGCAGAAAAAGTGCTATCCATTTTGAATCCTGATGCAACAGCAGAAGTTGCACCGCAAGTTGAACCTGCACCTGCAACAGCAGAGCCAACAGCACCCGAAGCAGGATATGATGAATACAAATCACCTGAATTGGAAACCCGTGCCGGAAGAAAAATCAGTGCAACAACAATGGCATTGATTATGGAAGGCGTTGGAATGATTAACGAAGGCAATAAGAAAATCACAAAAGCAATCAACACAGAGCGTGGTTTCACAATTGCAACAATTAAGAAATTGACAGCAGATGAAATTTTGGAATCAATCAAAAAGGACAATCAATGAACAGCAATATCATAACAACAACAAAAGAGGATTTGACAAAAGCAATCGAATCCCGTGCGAATGAAATCGCAACAGAGAAAATTAGAAACATCAATCCAATGAATGCACCGCAAGTTGGATATGTAAAGGTCAAAGCAGACCATGACCAGAAGAATGAGCAGGCACGCATCGTTGGTAATTACATCACTGCAATAACCAAAGGAAAGATTGGTGAAGCAGAAGACATTGCAAACAGAGCCAATGAAAAATATGTGACACGTGCTAACTTCAACACAGGCACAAATGCACAGGGCGGTTTTGCGGTGCCACAATTTTGGGTTGAAGAAATCATGTCTTTTGCAGACCGATTTGGATATGCAAGAGCATTGGCAAAAATCTATCCGATGCGCGGTAAGACTGAAAACATTACTTCATCAGGTGCATTCAGTGCAGCCGTTGTTGCAGAAGGTTCATCACTCACATTGACAGACAGTGCAAATTTCTACACAGGCACAGCACTCACAGCAAAGAAAATTGTTGGTGGATGCATTGTGTCTGATGAGCAATTGCGTGATGCAACACCTGCTTTTCTTGACTACACAATTCAAGGCTTGGCACAGGCAATTGCAGAAGCAGAAGACAAGCAGTTTTTCAAAGGCACAGGAAATGCACCCGAATTCACAGGATGCACAATCTTGTCAGGAACATCAGTCATCCGTCAGGGTGGTGCAAACAATTCAGGCAAAGATGCATTTGAAGATATATCATGGAAGGATCTCATCAACCTTCGACTTGGTGTGAATTCAGGCGTTGGTGCAAATGGTGTGTTTGTTGTGCCACAATCTGTATTTGGCTATTTGTTGAAAGAAACAGATGCAGTGAATGGTCGCCCAATTTTTGACATGATACGTCCTTTGGAAGTGACATCAATTGGATTGACAGCTTTGGAAAACAATACATATGTGACACCAACAGGTCGCCCTATGCATGTTGTTCCTGATTCACTTTTTGCAACATCAGCAGCAAATACAGCATCAGCAGTATATGCAGACTTCTCACAATATTCAATTCTTGGAATTCGTGAAGACATCACTGTTGATGAATACAAAGAATATTTTGCAGCAACAGGTTTGGGTGGCACACAACAGCGTGGCATCATGGTGACAGAATCAATTGGAATTGCATTCCCTGCGCCATCAGCAATTGGCGTTCTCAAAACATCAACAACATAATGGTGAATCATGATTCATGCAAAAGTTTTGAAACCATTTGCCGGATTGGAAGAAGGTCGTATCACTGAATTAAATGATGCAGACTTTGCGAAGTTGGAAGCAAGTGGACACGTAGCAAAAGAGGATGCAGGAAAAGCATCCACATCAACAAAAAAATCATCTGATAAAAAGGCAGACAAATTATGAGTTATTCAACGGCATATCCAAGGTTGCAAACATCATTCTTTCAATTCAACAATTTAGAATTGGCAGGCGATCAAACTGCCGAGGACGCCGTTTTGTATGCTTGGATTGATGATATATTTGACATATGCTTTGCAATGGCTGAATCCTATTGTGGTCAGCCATTGCGAGCATCTGTTGTGAACTATGTTTTTTCGCACTCACAAGCCCGTCACGGCTTGGAAAGTGAACACAGGTGGAAATACATTCCCTATAATGCAAACACATCACTGACAGGATTGCAATGGCGTTCTGATGAATTCGGAAACTTTGCAAATGTATCGGCAGGGAATTATGTTTATTCACAGGACAATGGATTGAATTTTGTGATTTATCGCAATATCAATTCCGGACAATTCAGGGCACAATTGTCCACAGGATATTCGGATGCTACGATGCCAAATAATATATTGCAAGGCATCACAGAAATGGCATCATGGATATACAAGAATTCGGCATTAGGTGGAAATTGGTTTGGATTAAATTCAGTTGCAACAGGTGGAGCCGGTCAAAACATCAATGCATCCATCAGCACTGACATCAAATGGGAAAAGCATTTTGACAAGTATAGAATTGCGGTTGTCTAATGTTTACAAAAGATCAAGTTGTATCAGTCATCAGACCTGTTGTTGCGGATCAATTGCAACAGTTTCCTGCATTCATGCAATTGTCAATTGCAAAGTTTATCAAGAATCAAGGTGCAACGGGTGGTGCAACATCGCGGGCACCCGTATTCAATAAGACGGACAATTTGTATAGCGTATCGGGACAGTTGTTTCAATCATTCATCAAGAATAATAAAAATAATATTTACCGCTCTTCACAATCAGGCGGTCAATTCACACTTGAATATGGAACAAAAATATCCTATGCAAGAATTCATGAAACAGGTGGTTTCATAAAAGCAATCAAAAGAGCATCATCAGTCAAAAGGAAAAGAGAAACCTATGTGATGGCACAATTCTTTTGGCGTAAGTATATGGAAACAAAAGCACCGTTTTTCAAAATCATTGCATTGTCAATTGAAAAGAAAGGTGGTATCAATATGAAAGCAAGACCATTTTGGAATCCTGCAATTGAAGACTTCAAAAAAAATGGGCAACCTAAATTTGAAAAGCAAATGAAACAGGCAATCATTCAAGGTATCATTGACTTGCAAAACAAGACAAGGAAATAATATGTCAAGAGAAAAACATTTGACGGATAGCATTACGGAAAAACTTGGCACGATGTCAGGCGTGAGGGTATATGAACAAATCCTGTTGCATAAATATGAGTCATATCAATTTGACTATGTTGGAATCTATGGAAGCACGGATGAAAGATTCACGGAAGCATTGGAAAACATGGCAGCCGTTTCCGATTTAGGAAAAATAGACATCTATCTTTTGCTTGGAAATGCAGTCAAGAAGCAACCGACACTTGGCAAAGCATCATTGCGGTATGCAATGCAAGACTTGGCAGAAAAAGTGGAATGGTGCCTGACTGATTTAGAGTTGGATAGCTATGTATCAGACTATGAAACAACAACATTTTCGCCTGTTCATTTTATTGGCAGTGAACCAGTGACATTTTCTGATGATGAAACAAAGGGATTGACATTGATGACATTCAGGATTTTCTATACAAGGATTACATGACAGAACAATTGCTATCAGTATGCATCATGCATCCAAAGGAATGCAATCTATCTATGCTGATTTCACGATTGCCAAAAGATGTGCAGATTGTTTCATGTGTCATTCAGCAGGTTGATGAATATGATGAACAATTTGAATTGATTGCAGACACTCCAAAGATTGTGACATTGCAATACAAATACAAATCCTATGATGTGGATTTTGATTTCAGTGCAATCAGAAACAAAATGGACTTCTATGCATCAGGCAAATGGGTATTGCATATTGATTCTGATGAATATATTGCCAATCATCCACAAGATGTCATAGATGAAATACAGGCAATGGATGATGAAGGATGTGTAGCCGGATGGACTTCCATTGCAGGCATCACATTTGACAAACCTGAAAATGCAGTTGTGAGGGAGCGATACGCAACACACAATTTACGATTGTTCAAAAAGAATTCAGGCATAGAATGGGAAGGCATTTGTCATGAAGTGCCAACAACCAAGTGTGATGAATTGCCGTTCCATGATACGAATATCATTCTGATTCATGATGGATATGCAATTGAAAAAGAATCATTCACACCAAAAGCAGAGAGAAACGCAAAATTGCTGATTCGAGAATATACAAGAAAACCGACTCAAAGAGTTTGGACTTATTTAATACGAACATTTCAACACTTTACACAAGGATAAAGCTATGATAGTTGGAGGCGCAAACCACACCGACTTTTTTTCAGCGTTTGAATCCAATGGCATTCCTGTTTGGGCAACCACAACAACACCATTGATTTCACTCACAAAGAAAATCAAGACATCAGTAACAAGAACAAATTTCACAATTGATCAAAATGAAGATGACCCTGCATTGACTGCATTTTTGACAGACTTTGCACCACAAACGCAGGCAGCATCGGATTCAGGTGAATATGAAGATGGTGTGAAATTTAATTCTGCAACGGCAGCATCGCAAACACTTGGCAAAATTACATATGGTGCAAAATATGCAGGCACTGTTCCTGCATATCAGAACAAAAGAAAGGTTGTCATCATGCTTTGCAAATTGGCACAGGATGTTGGATCATTTGATATGGAATCAGGTAAATACACAAAACCAAAAGTTAGTGGTGAAATTGTCAACAATGACGCATTTGTCACCGTTCCTGCAACTGCATTCCAAAGTAAATTCATCACACTTGGCGCTGGAACATACGTAACAATCCCCGAAGATCGCGGGTATGTTGAACTGTGGCTCACAGCATCCTAAATTGATTGTAATATGGCAGGGCATAGAAATGTGCCCTGTCTTTTGTTTTGTTCAACCACGGGCATTTGAAAGGCATTTATGACTATTTATTACAACAGCAAAGAATACAAAATAGAATTGCAGACAATTCTGTCACAGAAACTATACAATGAAGTGACACCATTGTTGAATGAACTTGAAAGATCACAAGGGGCACAAAATGCCTATGAATCTTTATTGCAAAAAAGAATCATTGGTGATGAATATTTTGCAGGCAAAGTGAATTTGCTCAAAGGTGCAGATGCATGGGAATCAGTTAAGGATGATTTTCATTTGCAAGAAATTATTGCAGAAGTCATGTTAACAGTCAGGGAAAATATCTTTGAACATATATCATTGAATGAACAGACAATTGGCATAATATTCAACATGCTCAAAATATGTATCAATTGGAAAAAGGTTGAAGCACAATATCCTGATGCAGAATTTTTGGCTGCTTTGAAGTCTGATGTGGATTCTGAATTTTGGCAGGAGCAGGATTTGAATTCCATCCTTGAACAATTGAAATTTTTTCGTGCGAATGTATTGGCTCGAATCAAGACAAGTTTTTGAAATGGTCAATGAATGGGTTGTGTTTAATGACCCTGATGATGATAAATATGTGGATGATGAAGAGCCATTGGCATTAAAATATTTGGATGAATCAATCATTGATGAATATTTCATTTTCCGAAACATAGCAAATGGCAGTGCATCAGAATTCCATCATCTATGGAATGAAGTGAGTAGATTGCAAATGTATCGAATGTATGCAATGAACTTGACATACCACAAAGAACGCAATTTCAAAGGATAGCAAATGGCAAATGACGTAACAATGAAAGTTGGTGTTGACACCAAGGAAGCAGAAGAGGGATTTCAAGAGATTGTGCAGGAAGCAGCAAAAGCAGCAACACAGGCAGAATCAAAATTCAGTGATGCATTCAAAGGTTCATTTGCAGGAAATTTTGCAGCAGATTTTGCAGCGGATGTCAAGGGCAATTTATTACAGGCAGCACAATATGCAATTGATGCTGGAAGCAATTTTGAAAAGGCATTGCAATCTGTTTCTGCTGTGACGGGTGTGACAGGCGAAGGTCTTGATGATTTGGGAACACGGGCACAGGATTTGGCATTGCAATTTGGTGGAAGTGCAACAACGCAATTGGAAGCATTCCAAACAGTGCTTTCAAAATTCGGACCGGATTTGGCAAAGACACCCGAAGCACTTGGCACTGTTGCTGAATCAGTGAATGTTCTTGGTAAGGCAGCAGGATTGGATGCAAAGCAATCTGTTGATGCATTGTCAAATGCCATGTTGCAATTTGGTGTTGATGCATCAGACCCTGCAAAACTTGCACAGGAATCAGGAAGGTTCATCAATGTTTTGGCAGCATCAGCAAAAGTTGGAGCAGCAGAAATTCCACAGGTATCGGAAGCCATTTTGCAAGCAGGGGTTGCAGCAAAAGGTGCAGGATTGTCATTTGAAGAAACTAATGCTGCAATTCAAGGTCTTGCCATTGGTGGTAAGGTTGGAAGTGAAGCGGGTATTGCACTTCGGAATGTGATTGGCAAATTGATTGATGGTGGTGGGGAACAAAAAAAGGTATTGGAATCTGTTGGGCTTTCATACAAGCAATTGGGCACAGCACTCACAACAGCACAGGAAGATGGTGGCGGTCTTGCATCAGCATTGGAAATGTTGAAAGGTGGATTGGACAAAATCAAAGACCCTGCCGAAAAAGCAGCAGCAGCAGGAAAATTGTTTGGTGCAGAAAATGCATCAGCAGCAGGGATTTTGTTGGATCAAGTTGACAATATCAAATTGTTTACAGAAGGTGTGACGGGCACAAATGAAGCAACAGTGCAAGCTGCAATCAATCAGGACACATTGGCATCACGATTTTCAAAAGTCAAGGCAGCAATTGAAGTTGGATTGATTAAAGCATTTCAAGCATTGACACCAATTGTGAAATTTGTATTTGATAATTTTTCAACAATAGCAGTTGTTTTGTCACCAATTGCAATTGGATTAGCAGCAGCAGGTATTGCGGCATTCACTTCATCAGCAGGATTTCAAGCATTTTCACTTTCAACATTTCTTGCAAATTCAGCAGTGGTGACATTTACTGCATCACTTTTGGCAAATCCTATATTTTTGATTGCAGCAGCAGCCGCAGCAGCAGTTGTTGGTATTGTTGCAATTGCTGATGCCATGAATGTATCGGCAGAAGAAACAATATCAAATGCAGAAGCACAGCAAAAGAATATTGAAACGCAGCAGCAAATGAATAAGGAAATGCAGCAGGGAGAAATTCAGACGCAATCACTTGTCAATGAATTTCAGTCATTGGCAGGCAAATCGAAATTGACAGCAGAAGAGCAAAAGCGATTGCAAGAAATACAATCAAAATTAGAAGAAAAATATCCAAAGCTGATTGATGCAACAAAATCTTACAAAGAAAATTTGAATGGAGTCACGGAAGTTGGAAAGTCATCAACAAAGCAATTAGAAAAATTGCGAGATCAAAGTGCTGAACTTCAAAAGGAATTCAACAGAGCTGCAAGGGAAGTCATAAGGGGAAAAAGGGAATTGGCTCTTGGTGATTTGTATTCATCAACAACAACATTACTTGGTGGTGCAACAGCTCTGACAAACGAAGTTGAAAAATTTAAGATTGCAGTTTACAAGGCAGGAACAGCAGGAGAAATTGATGCAGCCACATTGGCACTTATTAGAACTGCAAATAAATTAGGTGCAGCCGGATTTGGTGGCGAAGAGAAGCAACAACAATTTGTGGCAGGCATTAGAAATGCATCAGTACAAGCAGCACAATATTTGGATTTCTACAAAAAGAAAAATGTTGAAACAAGTGAAGTTATCAAAAAGTTAGACAAAGATGAAAATGACAATGATGCCAATACGCTAAAGAAAAAAAGCACCAATAAGAATAAACAATTGGCAGCTATTGAAGATTTAATAAATGCAGAAAAGCTATTGCAAAAAAACAATGATACTTCAGCGAAGCAGGAAGCAGTTGAGCAAGGATTAACGGATGTCAGCATTGCAAAGAAAAAGGAATTGTTGGAATCAGAAAAGCAAAGATTGGAATTGTTGCTATCAACACAAAGACAACAGGTTACGTATTTTGGTGAAACAACAAACAATTTGAATGCAATAGCACAAATTGAAAAAACAGCAGATGGTAAAATAATTTCAAGAATCAAGGGAACAGATCAAGAAAGGGAAAAGGCAGCAAAATTCTACACTGATTTGCAAGAAAGAATTGCAACGGTTGGATTGCAATTGAATAAGATTTCAGCAACGGAAACAGCGGAAGGGTTCAAAGCTGAATATGAAAGATTGAAAAGGGAAGCCGATGATTTGAAAAAAGCAGTGCCGGAAACATTGTCAACAAAGTTTGCATTCACAGTTACTGATGCAGAATTCAATACACAAGTGGAAGCATTAAAAACGAAATTGCAAACTACCTATGATGAATTGAATGCTATTGCAATCAGTGCTGATGAAAAACAAAAAGCAGATATTCAAAAGTTGTTGGAAGACAATTTGAAGCAAAGGGAATTGATTGAAACGCAGGCAGCAGACATCATTGAACGTGTTGCAATTGAAAGACAAACAGATGGAAACAAACGCAGATTGGATTTAGCACTGTTTGATTTGCGTGTCAAATTTGAAGCAGAGCAAAAAGAAAATCAAGGAAACTACACAAAACTTGATGAACTTGAAACTGCATATCTTTTGGAGCGTGAAAGATTGAATCAAGAATACAATAGACAAAACAATATTTTGTTTGGTATTCAATCTGGAATTCAAATGTCAATGATGGAACAATTCAGCATCAGTAGATTAATTGAAGAAAGAGAAGCGGGCAAAGCATTAAGAGCAGAAAAGAAAAAGGCATTGGATGATGAAGAAAGTGACTTGGAAAAATCATTGGCAGACAGGTCAATTACATTTGAACAATACCAAGCAAAGATTGCAGAGATTCAGCAGAAAAGAATTGACGCAGGATTAGAGCAGGAAAAACTTGGAGACCAATTGTTGAAGGATTTGAAACTTGCAGGTGACAAAGCAATATCACAAATCCTAACAGACCAAGGAAATAAATTTACGGCACAGGCACAGGAAAGACAACAAAAGCAAGTTGCTTTGGATGCAAAAAGAAATGATGCACAAAGGGAACTTGCAAAATTAGCAGGGCAAGAAGGAACACAAGCATTCATTGATGCACAACAAAAGTTGGAGAAAGCACAATCGGATGCAGCAAAAAATGATGAAGATGTGTATGGATTCAGGACATCAATTCTTGAAGACTTTGCAGGAAAAGCTGCAATGCAATTTGCAGCATTAGCTGCATCAGGAAAAGCAACATTGGCAGACTTTGGAAAAGTCACAGTGCAATTAGCATTTGAAGCATTGCAGAAAATGATCCCTATTTTTATTGCAAGAATTGCAGGGGAAGAATTCGCAAAAGGAATTGGCGGTATTGCAACAACAGCAATATTGACTGCTGCATTGTATGGATTATTCGCAGCCGCACAATCATCAGCCGGATTCAAAGATGGTGTTGTTGCATTGGATGGTGATGGAACAGAAACATCGGATTCAATTCCTGCATGGCTATCAAAAGGTGAATCAGTTATTACGGCACGTGCCACTAAAAACAATATAGATGAATTGAAGTGGATGAATGAAACAGGATTGCCAATTAGGGAATTCTATCGAATGCAAATGAGTCACACATCGGTAAGTGAAGACGGACAATTGATTCATGAGATCAGGCAATTGCGAAAAACAACGGAAGGTTTGGGCGTGCAAATCAATCGTAATACCAATGTTGCCGTTCATGGAACTTTGCAAGCAGATGGAACATCAATCACTGCAATGATTGAATCTAATCGCAAAAGAAACCAAAGGAGATTTTGATGTCAAGATTTTGGGTGAAATTTGAAGGTTGTGATGTTGATACATTTAGCGTAGGCAATGCAACATATACTGCAATTCAGATTCCAATTTTTGGAATGTTCCCATCATTTGATATTGAATCTGATTCTGATGTTTCAATGCAGGGTAGGGAAATAGCACAGAGAAGGATTCGCAGGGCTTTAGAGGTTGTATGCTTTCCGAATTCAACATGGATTGACAATCCACCAACATATTTGAATACTGATTCAATCATGTTTCTTTTGGATACTGTATTGCAAAGAAAATTTGTTCGCATCAATGCACCTGATGCTCCAAAAGTTTTGCCTGATAGGTATCGTGATTCGACAAACTTTCCAAGGACTGCCGGATTGATTCCGTTTGTTTTTGTTCGATGTGAAATATCAAATGAAAAACAATGGACATCAGGAAATGAAAAATTGATATTAACTTGCTATTCACGCGATTTGGCTGCAAGGGTTTAACATGCCATATAATAGATTCTATTCTGAATTCACAGATGAACAGGGATGGCAATATACATTGTATATTTTGCCATCAAATGCCAATGCAGCAGTGAGCCAAGCAAATCTTTCAACATTGACAGACTTCACATTAGTGGAATTGCCTGATGATTTTCTGATGAAAGACATAAAGATTGAAACAGAGCTTGGTGAGATTCCTGCCGGATTAGTTTCACAGGTCATGTCAATCAATGTCAACATTGCAGCATTGCAGGGCACAAATTCATTTGATGAATTGCGTGAATGCTTATTGCGTGGAACAGTAGCAACGGGTGTTGCATACCAATCCAATGGCACAATGCAACCACAGGGCACTGCATCAATTCAATTTGATAGATTTAATACATTTATTTTGATGGTCAATGATGGCAGTGGTGCAAGACCAATTTTCATTGGATGCCAAAAGTTTTCAGCAGAGAATGAATTGACAATCACTAAATTGTCTGATGTCTGCATGATGAAAATTGAATGCTTTGACGTTTTGCGTTCCATGACAGAACAAATCCAAGCTATTCACTGGGCAGAATATATGTTGTTTCAAGATCCATATTCAATAGATTACGGGAATTCGTATAGTGCTAATTGCAATGCGAGATATGACAAGATACAAATAGGGACGGCATTCTATACTTCGCCTGATGCATTAAGTGGGAATGCTGCATATGATTTTGCAATTGATAAATTTAATTTTACTGTCAACACTTTTGAAAATTTGAAAGCACAAATTGATACAATGTTGACATCAGTCATGAGATCAATCACATGGAATGTTTCATCAGTTGCAACAGTGCCGATTCTATTTGCAAAGGCATGGACTTTTTATCAGCAAAGGCTGTATGCTGATGATACTTATGGAATGCAAATTACAAAACCTGCTTTTGTCAATGAGATTATTCAATGGCAAGCTGATGGAACGGGAAGGCGTTTGGGTGGTGCTATTTATGACAATACTGCATTTGGAAAATTCAATAATTTCTACGAAGTATTCACGGCACTTGTTGAAAATTCTCTTGAAATTTATAGGTTAAATTTGTCATATTCATCAGTCAATGGATTCTTTGGAATTGCATATACGTCTGATTTCATTAGACCATTGACAGGTTCGGGAATCACATTTAATTCACAGAACATCTATTCAGATATTAAATTCAAATTATTTCAAGAAACTGTCAAATCAGCTGAATCATCAGTCAGCACTTTGCAAGGTGAAAAGGACACTAAGACATTTCCATATCAAGAAGGCACATCATCAGACAATGGCAAAGATGTGGAATTAATTTTCCATAATTTACCAAGTGCAACAAATAGAAAAATGTCAAGTAGATATGACTCAGCGGGATCAGTGATACATGAAAGAAACGCAATCAATGCAGGAACTATTCTATTCAACAATTCAGGGTCGATTGAAAAAGTTGATACTGAATGCAGATTCAAGTATTCAAATACAGATGCAATACAATTGACATATCCAATTTATCAAGTTGATGGTGAAGTCAATACACAAATGATAATTGAACAGCAGAATGCAGGATTGCCATTGACAATTGCAAAAGGTATTGTAAAATCATTAGGTGATGCAAAGCAATGTGTTGTTGAATTCAAAGCAAAGCATACATTGGTTGGATTTGAAGATGTTGGAACAAATTGCACAATAAATTTGAATGACTTGAATCCGCTTATCACAAAAATATACAATGCTAATACAGGAACAGGGGTCATCACGCAACATAAACTTGATGTCTATTCAGGAACATGTGACATATCAGTCAGGATGTATGGATGAAATACAATGAACCATTAAGACCAAAAGGAATCGGCAGAAAGCAATTGGCATTTCCTGCTTCTTCAAATATCAGTGAATTGACAAATGCTGAATTGGAATTCCAAGATCAAGTTGCTGATTCAACACAGGGATTGATTGATGGGAAAATGGCAAATGCAATTGGCATTGCAAGATCAAGTGCAATTTCAGCTGCATCAGAAGCTCATAAGAGATCACAGAATTATCCATTTGGTATGTTTGGCATCACTGACTTTGCATTGAACGGAACAGCATCATTGGCAACCAATACAGGCATTGCATTCCGGACAGTCAATATCATCAATTCCAATTTCTTCTATGATGCACGCGACCGCTTTGTCTATGTCAATGAAGCCGGATGGTATCTTGTCAATGTCTTTTTTTATTCAACAGCAGTGCAGGGGACACAAGACTATGCATTGTCAGTCACTACAAATGTCAGCAGTGCCGCATATACTGAATCTTATTCATACTATATTGACGTATTGAATACCAATAAGCATGTTTCATTGAAAGCAACCACAGTCATCAATTTGCCAAATCAAGTTGAAGCGGTAAATCGTGCCGGAAGCAGGTATGGATTCAGAATCAACATTCATGGCACAATGGGTTTTGCATCCTTTACATATGCAAACACAACATGCACATTGAATGTTGTCAAATTAGCAGACTTATTTGAAGCGCAAAGACTGTACTCTATCACTCCATCGAATTAAGGAATCATCATGCCTATTTTTTATTCAGGACAAACAGGTGAATCAAAAATTGTTTCATTGTTTGATTTTGGCACACTCGACACGGTTGCATATGCAACAAACGATATATTGACATCAGCAGCAATTGCAATTCCAAATGCATCACGCTTTGCAGGTGACACGGGAAGGCTTATTCGTATCAATTTGGCTGAATCTACATCAGGAACTTTGCAGAAACCATCATTGCGATTGTGGTTGTTTGGTGGTGTCATCACACCTGCATCACGCAATTCACCACAGGCATTTACAAAAGCACAATTTGATGTTGCCATTGGATATGTTGAAGTGGCAAATGCCAATTGGATCACAGGTGCATCCACTGCTGCATTCATTCAAGCAGAAGTCAATATCCCTTATGGATTGCAAGCAACATCAACATCAATTTACATTGTGCCGGAAGTTAGGGCTGCATACACATTCCATAGCACAGCCAAAATCACAGGCACTGCAATTATGCATATTGATTAAGGTTCATCATGCCAATAACAATCACAGATGTTAATTCAGGAACAACATCAATCATCAATAAACAGGATGTCAATGCCATATATGAGCTTGACATATATCGGCAAATAGTGATGAATGATGCACAAATATTTGATGTCACGGAATCCTATGCACATTTGACACAGGAAGTTGGTGGTGGTGGCGGTGCTCCACCATAATGAAATAAATTAAAATTTTTTTTTGATGGCTAACTTATTCAAATTCAATGAGTTAGCTTTTTTTATTTGAAGGCACTAAAAAAAATATTTGGTAGTGGTTCGCATATACCTTATATTGCATTTGTAATTGAAACATACACAATAATTTTTTGGAGCAGAGACATGAAAAAAAGAGTGAACAAAACAAAAACAACAGTTTTGCGAACAAGCAAAGAGGATGGTACAACTGAAGTAGTTTTGTTAGAATATGCCGTTGATAAATTGCAAGGTTTTTGGCGACCTGAATCAATCGTGCCGATGTTACTTGACGGGCAGATTTTGTGGAACTTTTTTTACACTTACCAAATACAAACAGGAGCAGAAAGATGAGAACAGTAGAAAAAAAGAAAGGTGGCGAACTTTACAACAGTTTGCTGAAGCATTGCAAAAAGCAATACAAGGATATAGAAACAATACAAAAAGCGTATGCCGAAGATGGTAAGATATTTGGAATTGACTATATCGACAAAAATGGTATGAGCTGCATTTCTTCAGGAACAGCATACGCGGACAAAGTAATTATTTTTATTTAAGTAACAAAAAGGGGGGTGCGCATCCATAACGCACAACATTTTTTGGGAGCAAAGACATGATAACGAAAGAGAAAAAACAATACGCATCAGGAGTTGAATGGGAATATTTTGGGTATGATTATGAGTTGGTTCTTCGTTCAATAAAAAAGAACTATCCTGAAATAATCACCATGATGCAAAATACCTTGGATGGCGAAATTCATTTTCAACCTATATTTTCTGATACTGTTGTAAAGTCAAAATACAATGTTTCTGATGATACCTTTGAAATACTGATAGGCAAAAAACAAAAAAATATGAGTCCAACAGTTTCGGCGTCAACATGGTATGTATATTATCAAAGAATTAACAAAACAAAAGGAGCATAAGCCATGACAACGGAACAAAGAATTGAATCATTGACACTTTCAAAAAGGTGCATTGAAAGATTGATGAAAAAATTTGTGGTTGATGTTGATGAATATGCATCATCATATGATGAATGGTTGGATTCAACACGCGATGGCGTGCTGTATCATGGCAGGTGGATTCGAGCATCAATTGCTATTAAGTATGCAATGCCGGATGAATACGAAAGAGAATTGGAAATCTATGCCAATGAAAAATTTTTGCAGGACAAAACATCATCCCCATCTTATTCTGAATTGGTTGATGAATGGATTGCAATTTATGATGAACTTAATACAATACAGGAGCAGGAACATGAACAAGCAATTTGAAAACAAAGCAGAAGAGGCAGAATATTGGAAAAAAAGATTTTCAAAATATCGTGCTGATGTTGAATTCTTTGTTGGTGGCACGATGCTTTTGTTCTGTATTATTTTGGTTGAATATATTATCAAGCATTATTTTGAGGTGCCTATTGTCAAGTAAGAAATGGATGACAACATCAGAAGCAGCAGAAGAATTCGGAGTCAGTCAAAGGTATATCCAATTCCTTTGTCATGGCAGGCAAAGAAAAAAAGGCAAGCATATTTGGTTTGTTGCGCCTAAATTGCAGAAGATCAAATATCAAAAGTCAATCAAGAATAAGCAAATGGTTTTGATTGACAGGATGGAAATAGAAAAACTATTCACAAAGGAGCATGAAAATGCAGGTAACTAAAAAAGACGAATCATTGAAACTTGAATCATTCACCATCACAATCTATGGTGAACCCGGTGCTGGAAAAACAACGCTTGGCAATACAGCAAAGAATGCTATTGTTTTTGATTTTGACGAAGGTCACCAAAGGTCAAAATTATCATCAGATGTTTTTGAAAGGGTATCATTCAAGGAAGTTGCAACGGAATCCAAATTGCGTGCATTGTTGACAGGATATGATACAATCGTGATTGACACAGCGGGTGCAATGATTGAATCCATCAAAGACTATTTGATTGAAACAAAGCCGAGATTGGAAACACAGAAGTTGCAAATGTATGGTGAGATCAAAACTGAGTTTACATCATTCCATAAATTCATCCGTTCGCTTGGAATCAATATTGTTTTCATCATGCACAGCAAAGAATCAATTGAAGGTGAGCAGAGAAGAGTCAAGCCATTGGCAGAAGGTTCTTCATATGACCAGATCATTGCGAAGTCTGATATGATTGGCTATTTGCACAAAGATGCAAAAGGACAAACAATCATTGATTTCAATGCATGTGATTGGAAGGTCGGAAAAAATAGTGCTGAATTGCAACCCTATGCAATTCCACACTACAATGATATGGGAATGCTCTTGCAACAAATCATTGATGATACCAAAAAGGCATTCAATGAAAATAGAATATCACAGGCAAAGGCAATTGACACAATCAAAGCAACCATTAGGGAAGCTCACAATTGCCAAAGTGCTGATGAATTCAATTCATTCTTTGAATCACTTGGCAGCCGTGGATTTGGCAAAGGTGAAAAGACACAGGTATGGAATGCACTCCTGAATCATGCAATCAATTCCGGATTGGAATTCGATGCATCCACAAAACAATTCAGAGGGCAAGTGGCATGATAAAAGTATCAGCAACACAGATTGATTCTTATTGGAAATATGTCAATGGCATATTGACAGAAGAGCAAATCATGGACACGCTTTTGAGACGTGGTGAGCCGAATTTGAAAATGGAATTGGGCAGCATGTTTCATTCATTGATTGAATTGCAGGGTGCTGAATGCCCTGCAATTTTCAATCAAGATCAAGTCAATCATGCAAGGTCACTATTCAAAGATGGAATGCATGAAGTCAAGACAAGACAGGTGTTTTCATCATGCATAGGCAATATTGCAATCACAGGTATTGCAGACTATTTGGTAGGCAAGAAAGTGATGGAAGCAAAAACAACATGGGGTTCATTCAGCATTGATAGATATTTGGATTCTTTACAATGGCAAATTTATTTGAGACTTTTTGATGCAACCGATATTCAATATGTTGTATTTGAATTCCCATATTTATCTACAAAATTCAAGACATTGGAAGACATCAATATTGAATTGCAATACAAATACATTCATTCCTTTACAATGAAAAATACAAGCATTGACAAAAGCCGGATCGATGACATCATCAATAACATGTGTAAATTTATTCAAGCAAAAGGAATTGAATTAGAAATGCAATTGGATGACAATGATATTTTATTAGAACTTTTTTGAAGGAGCAGGAAGCATGAAATGGTTTATCAACAATCACAAAGATGTGGCAGACATCAGATCTCAATTACAATTGACAGAAACCCGTATCAAATTCTTGACAGACTTGGTTCATAGTATGCAAAAAAAGCTGCATGAATTGACAGGTGGAATTCAATCATCAGAAGCAAAATCAACAAAGCCCAAATGGAAAAGGGTGCAAGGTTCATATGCTGATGGAAAGTATGCCCCACTTTTTGCATATGCAATTGAATTGCATGGTGAGGGTCTCGATCAAAGCCAAATTGCAGAAAAATTAAATGATGTCGGATTCAAAACACCACAGGGCAAAGAATTCAGGTATAGGCATGTATCAGATTTGCTATCAAATGAAACGCAAATGAAAAACTATTTGAAGAAAAGGAAATGATGCCATAAATTGAATATGAGACGCGGAAAAGGCGTGGATGATAATTGATATGGGTTCATGCCTTTTCATTCAATGGTGAGCATTTATGGTGGCAAAAACGGCTAACTACATTTATTTGGAGATATGAAAATGGAATTTCCTCAAAAAACCATGCAATTCCTGATTCTTTTGGAGTCAATTGATTTGCATTTGGCTGATATTAGCCAAACATTAAGAATGATGCAAAATGATGATGCAGAAAAAGAAAAAGTATCACAAAAAGAAAAAGAGAATTTATATGAACTTTTGGGGGGGATAATAGGGGGGGATAAGATAGGGGGTATTAGGGGGAAAGAAAAGGGGGGGAAAAAAGGGGGGGAATTTTCTGTTTCTACATCAGGGCAAAAGCCAAAAGATACAGGCAATGCTTTGAAAGATTATTCAGAAGCAACAAAGATTGCAGTGGAGAAATTCAATAGCATCATTGGAAAGCATTTGACACCACAGGAAATTGGGTATATTGAAAGCAGGCAGCAGTTGATCCATGCATTCCGTGCTTATGAGAAATTGAACAAACTTGGATTTGATGACAATGCAATTCAGCAGGCATTGCACAATGCATTCAATGATGGATTTTGGCATAAGCATATCAGACATTTCAAGGCACTTGCAAACACTTCAAAGAATGGAAGTCTTGTCATTGTGAATCTACTCAAAATCAATGCAGGCAATACGAAAGTGACGGCACCTGTAATGGCACAATACAGGGGATGACTATGGAAGCATTCAATCCTATTGGCACAATCAATGACATGGTTGGTGATGGCAGAAAAAGGCATGGCAGATATTCAGATGTTTTGAAAGCGGAGCGAAAAAAATTATTTGATGATACTGACATTCCGTCTGAAAAAAAACGAAGAATGACAGACATGATTGATTACACTCCATCGGCAAACTATTTTTCAAAATCATCAGAATTATTCAGAAAGAAATATAAATTTGGAAGCCGGTTTGAAAGTGACATCAAAATAACATTCATATATCTTTGCAATCAATTCAATGTTGATACTGATGACGTGCTTGGCAAATGCAGAAAAATCCCTTTGCCAATGGTAAGAAAATATGTTGCATTCTTTCTGTATTATTATTTTCAAATGAGGCATCAGGATATTGCAGACTTTTTGAAAAGGGAACGAAGCACAATAACAACACATATTGCAGAAGCCATTGATGATTTGGAATGCTATTCAATGAGCAGGGTTAGGGCGTATGCAATAGACAAATTCATTCATCAAATAAGCAAGAGAAGAAAACATGAGATTTGATATATTGAAACAAGACACGCAATATTTTGCAGAGCATTTTCCGGCATCAAATTACGATGCATTTGCATTGAATTCATCAGTAAAAAGTCCTGAAGAATTGGATGTATTTTTGGACAAAATTTGGACAAAAGATTCAGGATTCATTGCAAATTTTTGGGAAGCATTAGCATGGTTGCGTTCCGAAGACTTTATTGAATATGAAAATTTCAAATCATTTTCAAGAAATGAACACGACACAGAATTCACATATGATTCAATCAGATTTCAAGATTGGGTATTAAGTGACAGAGAAAGATTCTGCATCCATAGACATGCATCGGCAATTTACAATTTGCCATTGCGTATTGTTGAAAAGATTGGATTGTTTTCAGTGGACAAAGATAGGCAGGCACAATATGTTTTGAAATTTATCAATGAATACGAAACAAATGGTAAATCAAAATGAGTAAACTATCTGCAATTTGCATATCAACAATCAAAGGAAAAAGACTTCCCGTGATGCTGAAAAGCATAGAGCAATATGTGCCACCTAATGTTGAAGTCTATATTGCACATCGAAGCATTCATCACATTGACTATCATTCAAGGTCTCACATCATGCACCTTGTTAAATCAGAAGCAACAAACTTTGGCGATGCATACAATTTCATTTGTAATCGTGCATTTGAAAAGCATGAATCAATTATTGTTTGCAATGATGATATTGTTTTTCATCCTGATACATATGTCATTTTGAATCATGAATACCAAACATTGCATGAAGGTCTTGGAAAAGAACTTGGATGGCTTGCGTGCCGGAATGATTATTCAGCAGGAATTCAAAATATAAGATGGCAAGGCGATGGGCAAACAAACGGTGTCAAATATGCACATGAACAAAGAGCAATGGAAACAGATGTCATTGCACCAATTTGTGCTGCAATACATCGTGATTCATGGATTGATTTTTTGCCGATCAATTGGTATAGTGATGACATTCAATGCATGATGATGCTTGAAAAAGGAATGCATAATATTGTGAGCAGTGCATATGTTCATCATGTTGGAAGTCAATCAATGCAATCATCAGAAATTGAAATAAAAAATGCTTTGAAATTTTTACAAAACAATTATCCAGAATATTACAGGAAATTAGAACAATGGCATTTGCAATAGAAATAGTCAAGTGGCTATTCTTGACATTTGTTGTCATGATTGTATCAGGATTGTTGATTAGTTTTTGTTTGTTATTTTTGGAATGGATTTTCAGCAAAGGAAAAAAGCAATGAATCAATTTTATGACTATGGAATTCAAGGCATTGATTTGCGTTCAGGTGGACAGCAAAGAGCCCTTTGCCCTGAATGTTCACACAGCAGGCAAAGCAAGCCAAATGAAAAATGCTTGTCAGTGAATGTTGATGAAAAAACTTGGCTCTGTCATCATTGTGGATGGTCAGGTGCGGTCAAGGAAAAGGAAGCAAGAAAGACATGGCAGGATGCACCCAAACCACAGGCAGTCAAATTCCACAATGATAATAAATCAGAAGCGATGGTTGAATATTTCAAATCGCGTGGCATCAGCAAAGATGTGTTGGAAGCAGAAAAGATTGTGACTGTCAATGCATACAACAAAGAATGGATTGCATTTCCATATGTCATGAATGATGAAGTTGTCAATGTCAAATATCGGGGCATACAATTAAAAGAATTCAGGCAAACAAAAGATGGGTATAAATGTTTCTACCGATTGGATGCAATCAAAAACAAACCATATGCAATAATATGCGAAGGCGAAATTGATGTTTTGTCTTTCATTGAAGCAGGAATCATCAATGTTGTATCAGTGCCGGAAGGCGGTGTTAGTCCTGATGCAAAAAACATCACGGCAAAGATGTCGTATGTTGACAATTGCATTGAATATTTTGATGGCATCCATGAAATATACATTGCAGTTGACAATGATGCAGTTGGCAGAAGGTTATGTGAAGAACTTGCAAGGCGATTCGGAAAAGACAGATGCAGAATTGTGAGATTTCCCGATGGCTGCAAAGATGCAAATGATGTTTTGCAAATGCCTGATGGCAAAGTGCAATTGATTGGATGCATAGCAAAAGCGGAAGCATACCCAATTGAAGGTGTGAAATTAGCAACAGATTTCATTCACAGTATGAATGACATCTATGAGCATGGATTTCAGGATGGTGCAACAACAGGAATTTTCCCACGATTTGACAATCACTTCACATGGCACACGGGACAATTGACAGTAGTGACAGGAGTGCCGTCATTTGGTAAGTCAAATTTTATTGACCATATGACAATTGCATTGGCTCAAAATGCAGGATGGAAAACAGCAGTATTTTCACCTGAAAACCCATCACCTGAAATTTGGCTGATTCGATTGTGTGAAATATACACAAAGCAATCATTTGAGAATGGAACATACAACAGGATGTCAAAAGAAACAATGCAGAAAGCAATGCAATGGATAGCAAAAAATGTTTTTTACATCATGCCGGATTCAGAAACATTTGCATTGGATGATGTCTTGGCAACGGCAAGACTCTTATTGCGTAGGTTTGGAATCAATTTGCTTGTTATTGACCCGTGGAACAATTTGGAAATGCAAATGCAAAAAGGTGAAACCGAAAATTTGTATGTTGGAAGGATGCTTGCCAAAATGAGAATGTTTGCAATGAAAACAGGCATTCATATTGTCTTGATTGCACATCCAAGAAAGATGCAATCACTTGACCATTTTGGAAACTTTGAAATCCCGACACCATATTCAATTTCAGGCTCATCAAATTTTTACAACATTCCACACAATATCATGGTTGTGCATAGGGATTTTGAACCTGATGGAAAGTCATTGGCTCGAATCATGATTGCAAAAGTAAAGAATAAATATATTGGCAAAGTAAACAAGCAAGGAATTCCATTTGAATATGATACCTTCACACAATCCTATTCAGAAGTCAAATCACATGAAAGTGCAACATGGTAGGGAAGGAAAAAGAAAAATCAAATGCAATTCTTTTCATGGCACTTTGCAAATCATTCAGGATTCCACCACCACAGCAGGAATTCAAATTCCATGACAAAAGAAAATTCAGATTTGATTTTGCATGGATTGATGAAAAGTTGGCAGTTGAAATTGAAGGTGGTGTTTGGATTCAGGGCAGGCACACGCGGGCAAGTGGATATGTCAAAGACATGGAAAAATACAATTTGGCAGCGGAAGCAGGGTGGCGTGTATTGAGATTCACACCACAGCAAATCAAGAAAGAAGAAACATACAATATCATTCACAAATGCTTGGAAGCATGATGCAGGGTAAATTCACAAAGAATGCAAAATACTATTCAGGAATTGTTCATGAATGGAACCTGCCAACAGGTCACACATGTCCATTTGCTGATGAATGTTTGGTGAAAGTTGATAGGCACACGGGCAAATTTGAAAACAAGTCAAATGCATACAGATGCTATGCAGCATCAGCAGAAAGATTTCCAAGCGCACGAAATTCACGATGGAGTAATTTTGAGCTTGTCAAATCAGGAAATCAACCAGCATTGCCAAAAGATGCAAAGGCAATCAGGATTCATGCATCAGGCGATTTTTTCAATCAACCATATTTTGATATGTGGATTGATATTGCAAAAGCAAATCCTGTCATTGAATTTTGGGCATATACGAAATCATTAAAATATTGGGTGCAAAGGATTGGAAGCATTCCGCAAAATTTGGAATTGACTGCATCCTATGGTGGTAGAAATGATGAATTGATTGCACAGCACAATTTGAAATTCGTCAGAATATACAAAAGCAAAAAGGACGTGCCTGATGGAATCCCGATTGATACAAATGATGATTGTGCGAGAAGCAAAAGCATCAAAGAATTTGCATTGATTGATAATTACACAAAGGAATGAAATGAATCATGCAAGTCTTTTCAGTGGTGTTGGTGGCTTTGATTTGGCAGCAGAAGCAGGGTGGCGTGTATTGAGATTCACACCACAGCAAATCAAGAAAGAGGAAACATACAATATCATTCACAAATGTTTAGGAGCATGAAATGTTGGAACCCGAAGAATTCAAAAGAAAATACTATGCTATTCCTGATGAAACGCGTGATGCTTTTTACAGAGCATTCAAAAGGGTTGAAAATGGAATGGTTGAACTCGAATCAAAAGACAAAGAAACATTTGACATATTATCAGGCAACATGGATGTCATAAACTTTGCAAAAGTATTGAGTCCACATGTCACAGGCGTTTCATTGATTCGTTTGGATTTGATTGAAAATGAAAAGAGCAAATTGAAAGTAGGTAGACCACAAACGGATGCAAGTGAAAAACAAACTGAAAAGGATTCAAGATTTGTAAGATTAGTCACAGAAGACCACATCAAAATATTGGATGCATGGTGTGAGCATACAGGGAAAAGCGCACCAAAATCAATTGTGTATGCAATCGAACTTGCAAAGAAATACGAAAAAGAAATACAGCCATTGAAAGATGAATTGGCAGTGTGGAAATTGATGATAAAGGAATACAAACATTTTTTTGGGGCGGCAAAATGAAATGGACTAAATTAGATGGATTCAATCAACCAAATGGATTGACAGTTATGCGCTGGACAATTTGGGATTCTGAAGAGGAAGGGTCAATCATTTGGTATTACCTTATTGGTAATTATCAAGATGAAAAATTTCAACATAAATTTCAATACAATCAAGATGAATTGGTGATTCATAGTATATTGGAACTGATGTATAATGAAGCTGAATTTATATGTTTAGAAAATTATGAGGAACCAGAATGAACATAGCAAAATTGGACAAATTGCCAAAAAGGGTATTGGATGAATTGCCATCAGTAGTCAAAAATTTTCAAATTGACACACCGAAACGCATGGCACATTTCCTATCACAATGCCACCATGAATCAGGTGGATTCAAAAGCACAACGGAAAACATGAAATATTCAGCAGCACGATTATTACAAGTTTTTCCAAGGCATTTCAAATCATTGGATGACACAAAAGGATATGCAATGCATCCGGAAAGAATAGGCAATAAGGTTTATGCAAATAGAATGGGAAATGGTGATGAAGGAAGTGGTGACGGGTTCAAATTTCGTGGCAGAGGATATATTCAATGCACAGGGAAAAGCAAGTATATCATTCTTGATAATTATTTGCCGGAAAATATTGTTGACAATCCTGATTTGATTGCAACAAAATATCCAATGTATTCTGCTGCGTGGTATTGGGATTCAGTGAAATTGAATTTGATTGCTGACAAAGGAACTTCATTTGACATTTGTGAGCAGGTCACAAAAAAAGTGAATGGTGGAAAACTTGGCTTGCAATCACGATATAAATTGTTGGTATATTACAATCAATTGTTGAACATTCAATAAGGATGATGAATGGAAAAGAAACCCAAATGGATTGATGCATTGCTTGGCATGGCTTTGCTATCCGTCTGCATTGCAGTGATTATTCATGCCATCAAAGAAGTGTTGTTTTTATATGAATATTTCAGGACTTATTAAGATGTCGTTATCAGTAGAGTTGAATGGAACATTGCATGAAGTTTATCCAACGCAACAGATCACGGATAAATTTCAAAAGAGGGATTTCATTTTGGAAATTCCGAATGGAAACTATTTGCAGCATATCAAATGTGAAGCAACAGGACAGGCATGTGGAAAATTAGATGGTGCCCGTATTGGATCACAAGTTTATGCAAAATGTGATTTGCGTGGCAGAATCTACAAAAAGAAAGATGGGAGTCAAGGGCAAATGAATTCAATCGTGGCATGGGATATAAAATTGGAACAGGCAACATTCAATGAAAATTCTTTGCAGCACCTTAGTGCGCCTTTCTGAATCATTTGTCATGGCAAAAAAGAGACAAGATACATCATGGCATCATGAGCACGGATGCATTTCACGACTTGGTGGTGTCATGGATTGTTTCTACAAAGCAGTTATTAAATTAGATGATGAAAAAAAATATTCATTGCGTGTTTATGGATTGAATGAACCAAATATTGTCACAATTCAATTGCAGACAAAATCAGAAAAAAAAGCAAAAGAGATTGCAGACTCATATATTGAATCAATCAACATCATCAACCTTGGAAGCACAGATGAATCTGACATGCATTGAAAAGGATGGCAAACTATATTGTGATGAAATGACAGATCCGCAAATGTTTGTCATTGATGGACAAGAATTAACACCATTGGAAGTAAGTCAATTGGCATATTATTTTGCTTTGAATTGGGAAAGTGAAGTTAGCACAGAAAAGCAAGGCAAGGGATGACAGGTTGTTGGGTTATTCATGTTAAGCTCCAACCCTGCATGCATTTTGGGGATTCATGCAGGGGTTATTTTTACATAAAAAGGAAATTGTATCATGTTCAAATTGACTAAAAAAGCTACTGATATTTTGAAAGCATTAGGAAAGTGGATTGACAACAATGCCGTTGAAATCATTTGGTGCCTTATCACATTGATTTGTGCATCAATGGCGATTGTGCTTTACAAAATTGGAAATGAAGTCATCAACACATTCAAAGTTTTTGCTGAATGATGGAAGTCCGACACTATATTACACCAATGAGAATCACACAGGATGCGATTGAAGGCATTGCCATTGGTTCAAATAGACCAAAGCCGAATGAACTATGCACTTACCGTTTTTTGAGGCGTGTTGTAAATTTCAGGTGCGTATATGTTTGTAAGTTAAAAGGGCAAAAATACATCTGCCGATTTGAAAGGGTTGATTGGAAATGAAATTCAGCATCATTACACCGACATATTCACGCCCTGCTGCATTAGCAAAGTGCATTGATTCCGTAAGGATGCAGACATATTCAAATTGGGAACAATTGATATGCTCTGATGGACATAGTGCAGCAGATGAATTATGTGTCAATTCATTACAGGATGGCAGGTTGATATATTCATCAGTTGAAAGTTCAAATGTTTGCACATATGGAAACCGGCAAAGGAACAAATTGATTCAGGAAGCAACAGGTGACTATTTTATTTTTTTGGATGATGACAACACAATTTTTCCAAACTATTTTGAATTGGCAATGCGATTTGTCAGCATTGAAATAGGAATCTTGATTTTCAAAATCATGCACAATATTGTTGGCATCATTCCAAGGCAAGATCAAATTCATTCAGGTGAATTTGATTCATTGAATATCATGGTCAGAAAGGATATTGCACAGCAATTTGCATGGAATGAAAATGAATATGCAGCAGACTATTCATATGCAAAAGCATGTGAAGAATATTGCATCAAAAATGAAATTGAAATACGGTATGTCAACAAAATAATTGGAAGCCATAATTGAATTTAGACACAATGCAATTGCCATCATTTGCAATTCCGGATTCACAAAATGAATTCTTTGAAGAAATTGCGGGCATATTAGAGCATGATGCACGGATGGGAAGGCGTGAAGCTGAATTCACTGCACTTCGGATAGTTTATGCCATGATGAATGAATCGCAACGGCAAAATATCAGCACCATAGATGACAAGTGACGCATCCTTTTCCCACGGGGAACGGGCATCCAATAAGGGCATGGCAGAGGTGAAACTGCTATGCCTTTTTTTCATTTCCAAATTAAATTTTTCCACATATGTTGTATTGTTTATCGCAAATTACGAAATTGATTGCGTGAATGGTCATCCATTTCCATCATCCCTATGCCCCACAGGGCATTTCATTCATTTGGGATGCCCTGTCTTTTTGCAGCATAAAATAAAAAGCAATGGAATCTGAAATAATAAAAAACATTTTGGCATCAATCGTGTCAGCAGTGACATTGATATTCATGCTATTCAAATACCTACACAAAAGAGACATAACAAATTCAAAATTGATTGCTGAAACAATAAGGGAAGCCACCACAAAAGCATTTCAGGTGAGCCATATTGAATCACGCGTTAGGGAAATTGAAGAAACACAAGCAGAGAATACAAAAGCAATTCAAGATTTGGGAAATTCTTTGAACAAAAGATTAGATCAGTTGTTCATTGCTATTGCTAACATCAATGGGCAGCCAAAATGACTAATAAGGAAAAACCAAGAAAGAAAAGGGAGCCAAAAAAAGTATTGTTTGGATTCAAAGGATTGAGATTGACAACACCACAGGCAATGAAACGATTGGGAATTGCAATTGCAGCATCAGGCACGGCAGGTGCCGGAATATGCTACGTCATGGAATATGAACGCATCGCTTTGCTTTGTTTGGTGATGACTGTTGGTGGCACATTCATTTCACAAATGTTTGGTGAGGTTGAACAATGACAAGACCAAAATTGACACGCAGTCAAATAATGCAGAAAATTCCATCATCACAATCAATTCCCTGCATTGTAGGTATTCGTGGATACTACAAGGATGAAATGGGAAAAAAGGGTGTGAATGACAGAGGGATATATGATGATGCAATCTACATCATTGAAACAAATTTAGCATTTGGATTCAATGCAAATACAGACCCATCACGACATGGAATGAATAAAAAAATCGGCAAAGGTCTTGCAAATTTGAAGGCAGGAAAATATGAATACAAAATTGGAATTCATGGCTTGTCAAAAGAAAAGTCAAAACAATATCAGGCATTGATTCAAGAAGAGCCGGTCACAGTCAAAAGGGATGTGACAAACAAAGAAGAAACAGGATTTTTTGGCATCAACATTCACAAAGGTGGATTCAATACGACTTCATCAGAGGGATGCCAAACAATTCATCCAACACAATGGGATGAATTCATGACACTTGTCAAGGCATATTTTCCATCAGGCAAAAACATTCCCTACATTCTTATTGAAAATTGATGAAAAGAGATAGATACAATATCACTTTATTCAAAGGTGAAACATTTGCATTGACAGTGAAGGTCACTGACAAGAATGGAACTGCAATTGATTTAACAAATGCAACATTGACGGCACAATGCCGTGACAAATCATCCAATGCAATCCTATTTTCATTCACATGTTCTGTGACAAATCCTGCAACCAATGGACAATTTACTATGGTATTGTCAGCAGGGACATCAGCAGCATTGACACCGCAGAAGAATGCAGCATATGATGTGAAGATTGCATGGTCAAATGGAACAGTTAAAAAATATTTGAGTGGAGATGTTCAAATCATTGACACTGTAACACCATGAGCATAAGCAATGACAATGTTGATATTATTGTCAATCCTGAAAAGGTGACAATTGAATTGAATGATGATATTCAAAGCATTCAAGTCAATGCTGAATCAATAACAATTCAAGTCAATTCATTGTTGAATGATGGTGGTGATTCATGGGTAATTGGTGAAACACCAACGGGTGCAATCAATGGTTCAAATGCAACATTCACCACATTGCAAAATTTTGTGCCATTGGGAATTGATGTGGTATTGAATTCAACAATTCAGACATATGGTGTTGACTATATTACATCAGGCACAAATACAATCATTCTAAATCAGTCACCTGTTGTTGGTGACATTATTCGTATCAATTACAAATTAGGATAATATCATGCCGGAAACTACAATAGCAGGTAGACAAATACGCGATGGTGCCATATCAAATGCAAAGGTGGCAGCAGGTGCAGGAATTGAATCATCTAAATTAGCAGATGGTTCAAATTTTGTTAAAAAAGACGGTTCCGTTGCATTTACGGGTGCTCAATCAATGGGCAATAATAAGCTCACTTCATTAGGCACTCCGACAAATTCAGGCGATGCTACGACTAAAGGGTATGTCGATACCCTTATTGATGGACTGCCTACTGCATATCGTTATCGAAATGTTAGGGTGGCTTCCGTCGCAAATATCACATTAAGTAATCCGGGCACTTCAACATTTGATGGCATAGCATTAACAAGTGGTGACAGAGTGCTCGTCAAAGATCAGAGCACAGCATCGCAGAATGGTATCTATGACTTCAACGGCTCATCAAGCGCCATGACAAGATCGAGTGATTCAGATGCATGGGATGAACTTGTCGGTTCTTTGGTTTATGTTGACCAAGGAACTGTAAATGCTGAAAAGCGTTTTTTCTGCACAAGTGATTCAGGTGGGACTCTCGGCTCGACTTCTGTTACTTATGTGGCTGATACAAGCGGAAGTCTTAGCACAAGTAACTTCGTAGTTGAAGAGACTCCGAGTGGATCAATAAATGGTTCAAACACTTCATTCACATTAGCAAACACACCAACAGCAGGAACAGTAAAGATTTTTTTGAATGGTATCAGACAAAAAAGCGGTGCAGGAAATGACTACACAATCTCGACAAATGTCATAACAATGACAACAGCTCCAATCAGCGGTGATGTTCTTATTGCTGACTACATGAAATAATTATGCCAGAGACTAAACTTAAAAATAGTCAATTACCTGATACAATTCAGAACAAAACAATTGACACATCAAATGACATTGATACCACTACTGCAAAATTAACAATAACAGGCGGATCGAATGGTCAAGTATTGTCAACGGATGGCAGTGGTAACATAAGCTGGACTACGGCAGGCGGTGGTGTTTCCGATGGAGACAAAGGTGATATTACCGTATCGGGTTCGGGTGCAACTTGGACAATAGATAACGATGCAGTTACCTATGCAAAAATTCAGAATGTAACAACAAACCGATTATTAGGACGAGTCACGGCGGGAACGGGCGACACCGAGGAAATTACAATCGGCTCGGGTTTAAGTGTGAGCGGTACGACGTTAGGTGCATTGGGCGCGCCGACGGCAATTGTAACAAAAACAGCAGACGAAACGGTGACGAGTTCAACAACGTTTCAAACAGACGACGAATTAACATTTTCATTAAGTGCAAATAGAATGTATTGGATTGAATTTATGTTATTTGTAAAAAGGGCTAACACGTCAGCCACGCCAGTAATAAAATTTTCCGTTAATGCTGCTTCAAGAGGCGCAGGAGATTTTTTCGAAAGAACAACAATAAGATTATGGGACGGGGTAACGGCTTTGAATAGCAATATAACATTAGACACGACATTCAATATTGCAGGCCGCGTAATGATATCGGGTACTGTAATTCCGATAACTACAACAAGTTGTACTCTTTTATTTGCACAAACAGCTTCAAGCACAACGGGCGTAACAGTTATGAAAAATAGTCGCATGATTATTTGGGATATAGGAGCTGCTTAATGGAAATAACACTCTACAAAACAACACAAGCAACCAACGAAAACGGGGAACCCGTTATGCT